GATGGAACAATATCGAAATTTTTACAAAAAGAGGTGGTCTTACCGATATATACCAAGGCAATTGTGCATCATGAAAGACATCAGTTCAAGTCATATTTCAATGACGTTTTTAAACAAAAAGCAAGGACAGAATCGGGCATACCATATGCAGCCGGTTGGGGAACACGTAGTGGAAGTCCTTTAACTACTGATGCCAATACAATGATTAATGCTTATATTAGTTTTTGCGCACTTAGATCGTTAGGCTTTAACAAGAATGAGTCCTGGAATAAGTTAGGTATATACGCAGGCGACGATGGATTGTTAGGAAGAGAAGACGGCCTTTATCTACAGGTTGTTGAGGTTTCAGCAGCTCTTGGTTTAGATATTAAAGTTGGAGAGAAAGGCCCCAATGAATCAGTCACATTCTGTGGCAGAATTTTTCCACATCCGTTGACCCATCCTGATAGTTTTCAAGATATTAAGCGTACATTACCGAAGCTCCATCTTACATTCAATAAGAATGTTGACATTAGGCAAGCAGCATATAATAAAGCTATAGGTTATATGGTTACAGACCGTATGACACCACTCATCTCCAATTGGGCAATGAAAGTAATTGAATTGTCTGGAATAAGCGAAATGAAACATGCACGCGATGATGAATATTATAGAACACTCAACACATGGGTACAGGAAGATTACGACCTTATCAAAGTTAGTGTGGCTAGAGAACTTAATATGACAATTGGAGAACTCGAGGAAAAATGTCAAGAAATAGATGATGTTAGTGGTGAATTTCCACTGCAAATGCCTGTCGTTTATAATAATGAAATAAAACATAAACTTGACGGCCGCATTGATGATGTAGTAATTACTAACACCGGGAATCGTGTTAGCGAGACACATATAAAATTCGCTGATCCAAAACACGATACAAAATGTCAAGCACAAATGCAGGACAACTCAAAGCAGCCTATGGAAACTGGGCGGCCCATGGCCAAGCCCACATCCAACAAACGATTCAACAACACCTCGATAAGAGAAGAACATGGATTGACAAAGGAATCCAGATCCCAACTCTTAACGAAAAACAAATCCAGGATAGAGTACTTCAAGCAACAAAAATCATCTTTGCGAAACCAATTGACCCCGCGGAAGATGACTCCAGCGACAGCTCCAGTTGTTATGACTCAAGTGACGACGAAGACGTCCAACGAAAACTCACCAAGTACTCCCAAAAATATGGCAGGAAAATCGGGCGCATCGCGCGGAAAGTCGAGCTTAAACATCAAAGAGATTCCAACTCTCATAATAACGCCGACTGCATCTACGAAGATGCATGCCCCTATCCCGACAGCGCCTTCCCACGAAGACCTAGACCAGCCACAGAAAAAGCGAAAAGCTCGCAGGCGACGCAGAACTCGCAAGAGTCCAACGCCCAAAGAGCCCATCGTTCCATCTACAGCAACCTCCCCTGGCCTTCCTCAAAATGAGGATGTTGTTGAGACGCCACAGCAAACTGTTGATC